CGAGCCAACCGCCTGTTCCACCCCGCCGACTCCGTCATCCCCGTCACGCTCACCGTCTGCGTCTTCGCCTCCGCGTCCCAACCGGAAGCGGGCAGCGAGACGGCAGTTTTCCTCGGCTGCGCGGCGTCCAGTTTGTCAAAATTGTCATTGAACGCTGTCAGCGACGCGCCCAGATTGTCGTTCTCCGCAGGCTTCTGCAGGCCCAGATTGGTGGTGGTCGTCATGCCTGCGCCTCCGTATGGCCCAGGATCACCGTCACGCTGTACTCCTTCGTGGCGGAGTTGTACGCTGCCGACGCGTCCAGCACCGTGTTGTAGCTGCCCTGCACCGGCACGGATACGCTGCCGTCTACGATCTCCAGCACGGAGAACCGCTTCTCCAGCGTCCCCAGATTGGGAACCTTGCTATCCTCCGGCGTCAGACGCTTCGTCATACTGGCGTTCAGCGTGCCTCGGTTCAGGTTCTCGCCGAAAAACGCAATGTTGATGGCGTTCTGGGTCTCCAGACCTCGGTCAAATACGATCTGCATAGTCTCCTCCTAACTGTTGTTGTAGTGGTTGATGGCGGCATTCAGTGCCGACTTTAGGGAGCCGCTGCCCTCGAATAGTGCCGCCTTGACGTTGTTGCCCTTGCTCTGCGCCGCTGGCAGCGTCCCGTAGCCCGTCCGGTTACTGATGGCCGTCCGGACGGCGTTGAAGCTGCTGGCATAGATGGTCGCGCCGGAGCTGACGCGGGAATAGCTGTAGCTGCCGCCCTCGGCCTCTGCCAATTCCTTGATCTTCGCCAGCAGATTGTTCCACCGCGTGGCCGTCAGGTTGCTGATGGGCTGTCCCGCCTTGATGTTTGCTGCGTCCCATGTAGCGCTGCTCCAATAGAACAGGTCAATGCTCGTTTTTGCAGCGGACAGCACCATCCACAGGTTCCCGGAAGCCCAGGTAAATTCAACGCTCTCCGTGCTGTACTCCGCCGTGCGGATCGGCGTCGTGGAGGTGGCGCTGGCGTAGTACGTCAGCAGGTACGGCAGACCATATCCGGTTTTCTTTGCAATGCCGTTGATCGTCAGCGTGTCACCATTAGAGATGGAGATCGCGTGGTAGGCCCGGTCGGTGATATAGGACTTCTGCGCACCGTTCACCAAGACATTCGCCGCCGTGACGCCATCGCCCAGCTTGACGTTGGCGGTGTAGGTCACTTTCTCCCAGATCGCATACAGGTTGTAGATGGTGGGGCTGCTGGAGCTCTGGGACGTAGCGCTGATAGAGATCGTCCCGTTGTAGTATTGCGTTGCGCTGGAGCTGTAGCCCCAGCCCAGGAACGTGTACCCGGCCCGCGTCGGCGTTTCCAGCGTTCCCGTGTCAAAATTGATCGACGTGGTGGCGCTGCTGGCCAGCGCGGTATAATAGTTGTCCGCGCCGCCCTGCCCCGTGAACGTGCCGCCGTTGCCCCACGCCCTCACGCGGTACCAATAAGCCAGCCTTGTGGCCGTCAGAGCGATGTATCGCGTCCCGCTGGAGTATACATAGCCATCTCCCGCCGTGAAATACTTCTTTACGGAGGAAAACGCGCTGTTGGTGTACTCGACGAACTGGTATGGCTCTCCGTAGCCGTCTTCATACGTCAGGCCGTACAGTGCCGCGTTGGTGCCGTCCCGCACTGCCAGCACCGTGGATTGGTAATCCGAGTTGATGTAGTTGCTCAGCAGGCCCGTAGACGTTGCGTTGGCATACTGCATCCGGTAGCTGGCCACGCCGGTGCCCACGCGAAAATAGATGCTGTTGGTGTCGTAGCCGGAGCTTGACGCGTATACCGTGATGTTTCGGGTCGTACTCGTCCCGACGTACTTGTCCTCCGCCAAGTTCCAGTCGCTTCCGTTGGCGCTGCACTTGGCCCGCGCGCCGGAATAGCCGCTCTTGTAAACAATGCCGTCGATCCAGCATCTCGCGCCCTGTGTGATGCCGCTCCAGGTTTGACCCGACGTTGTGCTGATCGTCTGCGGAAACCGATTGTCGTTGCTGACGTGCACAACGAATTTGCTGATGCCGTCTCCGCATCGAAATGTAAGATTAACATCCATGCTCTATCACCCAAACACAGCCGCACCGCCGCCCGCGCCCGCCAGGATCTGCGCCCAGGTCTTGGTGGTGCTGCCCGCCGTCACGCCGGAGGCCGACAGCTCGGCCCCTACCGTCTCGCCCGAATAGAACCGCAGGTAATTGCTGGCGGTGATGATGTTGGTACCCAGCGTACCGGAGAACGACCCGTCCTTGCTGTACAGGTAGTCCAGCCGCCGCCCCAGATCGGAGATAGCCGCCTGAGGCAGATACCCGCCATACGTCCCGCTGCCGCCGATGATCTTGCTGGCATACAGCGTGTCGATCATGGCGTTTGTCACCGTCAGGTTGTCGATATTGGCGCCCTGCACATGCAAGTTTGCCGCGTCGATGTAGGATGCGCTCAATGTCCCGGAGATGTTGGCCGTGGAGAGATTGATGGCGTTTGCCGTGATATCCACGGTGTCGGACGAGATTTGCACCCCGTCCTTTTTCAGGACGAAGGACGATCCTCCGGAGCCGCTGGACACCTCCAGTGAGATTTTGTCCACCGTCTGGTCAATCAAGCTTTGGGCCTGGTTCCCGTCGAGCTTGCCGCTGATCTGCGTCCGCAGTTCGCTGGCCGTCACCTCCAGCGTGGCCACGTTGCCCTTCACGTCGCCGATCTCACTGTGGATACCGGTGATGTCCACCTCCAGCTTGTGGTACGCCCGATATGCGGCGAACTCACGCCGTTTACTTTGCGGCGCGGGCTTTCGGCCCGTCCCGCCGGTGCACTCGTAGGTAGCCCTCGCCCAGCCTCCGACCCATTTCAGGGTCATGCGGAAGATGGGCAGTGTCCGCGTCGTGCCATCGCCGCCCACCACCTGGATGATGTCGCCCGGCTCGATAGACCAGTCGCACACCGCGTCCACGCTATTGGGCGTGTAGGCCGGGAACGCGGCCAGCTTTTCATACAGGTCTTGCGCCTTGCTCCTGATCTCCGCCTCCGTAGAGCCGTAATACAAGGGATTGTCCAGCACCTGATACTCGTTGCCCGTCCCGTTTTCCGGCAGCATCACGCCCAGGTCGGTGTTGGCCACCATCACATGCAGCGCCTGCACGGCAGGCGTTTCATACTCCGCCGGAGAATCCCCGAAGTGCTGGCTCTGCGTCAGCTTGACGTTCTGGGAAGCGAACCACACCAGTTCCAGCTTGTCGTCCCGGCTCATCCGTGCGTAGGCGCACGCCGTCTCCGCGATCCAGCCCAGCACGTCTTTGCCCACAAGACCGTTCCCGGCCATAGGAGCCGATGCAATGGATACGTCGCTCCCCGGGAACGTGGTGGTTTTCAGCGGCACGCCGACGTGAGCACACAGGCTGGCAAGAAGCTGCCCCCGCGTCAGCGGCCAGGTGAGGGAAGCCCACCAGTCATCCACGTCCACGTTGAACAGCTGCATCCCGTCCAGCGCCTCGCAGGAGATGTTAGCCACTCGCCGCTGCTCCGGCGTCGAGAAGTAGAACGTACCCAGCGGGACATATTCGTACTTGTCCACGCCGTTGGTCGTAAACTCATACGCCATGCCGTCCTGATAGCTCAGGCCGCGCCCAGACCACTGCTGAAGCTTGTGGGCCATAAACGCGCTCACGCCCTGCTGGCTCAGCCCGGCCCATGTCTGGCCGGAGACCTGCGCCCACGTTTTTGCGGAAACGTTGGCCCAGGTGCCGCCGCCCACCGCCGTCAACGTGCTGCCGTCGATGGTGGCCGCCCATGCGTTCCCGTCCCCGTCTCCCGCGTACAGCGTGTCCCCCACCAGCACCAGGCAGTCCGGTGAAAACGTAGGCTGATCGCCCGTCACGCCGCTCAGATACGGCGCTGTGGCATTTGCCGTGATGGTCACAGCATTTGCAGTGCCGTAGTTATACATCACGCTTACGCCGCTTCCGCTCCATGTGTCTGTACCGATCAAAGCACCCAGAGACACCTTGCACTTACCAAATCCAAACCCGTTCAGCAGACCGTGGTAATTTAAAACCGACGTTTTCAGCTCTGCCGATACGCATTTCCCGACAGATAGATCCGTTTCCTCATTCAGCGGATAGGTTACTTCAATATCGCCAACATCCGCTCCCGTCAGAAACGTGTCGGAAAACTGCATCAGCAGGCGTTTGTCTGTGGTCTCGGACATGGCCGACGTATGAAATGCCGTGCTTGCCTGATACAATCGGCCACCTCCTTAGTATTCGATAAATGCGTACCGGATGGGTGAATAGTGGATGACTTTTTTCTCGTTGTCGATCCAGTCGATAGAATATTCCAGGTTTGGAATATAGCATCGCGCCGTCTCGTACCCGTCCGTTTCGGTGTTGTATAGCTCAATGGTAACGTCTCGTGCCCGGTTGGACGGGCCTAAACCCGTGATCCGCGTGATCTCCGCAACCTCGGTGTTGGTCAGCGGAATGGTGTTGAACTCCACCTTGTTTGGCATGTGGCTTACCACTTGTCGGTGCAGGATGCCCGTTGCGTCTCTCTCACTGTCCAGATCAAGCCGCTGGTCGGGGTGCGCGGTGTAAGACTTTTCGGCAATGTATTTCATAGGAAACACAGTCCCGTTTACTTTGACAAGATAGCCGTTGTACACCTCGTCACCCCCTTACCGCTTCGTATGCTTCCATGCTCTGGTTGATCCACCGGCCCGCAGAGGACGAAGGTTTACCCAGCGTGAAATCCTTCTGCGCCGTCACCCTTGCGTAGTCCTCGATGGCCCGGATGTTGCCCAGCATACCGGCCTCCACAAACGCCTGCACAATATACCTTGCAAACTCCGGCCCCATCTCCGCAAACGCCTGAACCGCCGCCTGCTGAATGGTGCTCAAAGGAGCTTCCACGTTTGTCCCGCTGGTCTGGTCACCCAGAACCGCCAGGAACTTTTTGTTAGCCGGGATCACCGCGCCCTGCGCCAGCGCAGGCACTTCCGCGCGCCGCAGCGCGGGCATAGACTGAGGTTTGTAAGCGCCATATCCCCCAACACCGCCGGAACCAAGATTGTTTTTCTTGGAAAACGTATTGGAAAAGAAGTTGGCCGCTCTGCTAAAAGCGTCAATAATCCATTGCACCTTATCAAGAACCCAATTCTTTACCGCCGTCCACGCGTTTTTTAAACCATCCGAAAGGCCGTTGAGCATTTTTCGGCCAAGGTCTTGCCAATATTGTGCGGTAAAATACTTTTTGACTTTTGTGTTCCACCAGTTTTTGATGCCGTCCCAGATGCTCATGATTTTGTCTTGGATGAAATCCCAATTGACGGCAACGGTGCCCACCAGCCCCGCAGCGCCCGCCAGGATCAAGCCCACGCCCAACGGAATGCCCACGCCGGTGAACAGCAGGATAATACCCAGCACCAGCAAAGCACCGCTTACCAGCGCCACAACCGCGCCCAGCGGCCCTTGCAGCGCTTCTACAATGGTGTTCCAGTTGGGCGCAATAGAGGCCGCCATGCCGACCGCGCCGATGATCAACAGGCCAAGGCCCAGCGGCAGGCTTGCGCCGGTGAACAGGATGATGACGCCAAGTACAAGAAAAGCCGTACTCAAAAGCCCCATGACCAGACCCAACGGTCCCTGCAAAGCCTCTACGATAAAGCTCCAGTTGGCCGCTACTGTTGTTGCCAGTCCGATGGCTCCCGCGATCAGAAGTCCGATGCCCAACGGGACGTTTGCGCCCGTGAAGATCAAGATCGCGCCGATCACCAACAGGGCCGTGCTGATAATAGCCACCGCCCAGCCCAGCGGCCCTTGCAGCATTTCCTTTATCGCGTCCCAATTCTCCGAAATGGCGTCCCAGATGGCGATAGCGCCCAACACCATCAGTGCGATACCCAGCGGGATATTCGCGCCGGAGAAGGTCAGAATAGCGCCCAGCGCCAGCAGCGCCGCGCCGGTAAAGAGTTCCAGAATGGCGCTCAACCCATCATCGATCATGCTGGTAAAGTCCGGCGCAATGCCGCCGCTGGCGTCAAGGCCCATGTCGCCAAGTCCGCCGCTGCCGGAGGATTTGTTGTCGGAGTAAGAGATCGTGGTCAGCTCGTCGAAATCTGCCAGACTGCCCGACGCTTCCTCTGCCGCTTCGCCCACGTCCTCAATGGCGTTTTTCTGCTTGTTCAGCGCTTTTGCGCCAGCCGCCGATTTCTGGATCGTGGTGCCGAACAGCATGGAAACCAGCTTCGCCACCGCCGTCACGATGCGGGTCAGTACGTTGATCAGCAGCGTGAACGCCGGTATCACCACCTCCACAATGGGCTGCGCCAGCGTCATCAATGCGCCCTTCAGCCGCGCGATAGCCGCCACAGCCTCGTTGTTGGTCTTGATGGCTTCCCACAGGTAATCTTTCAGCGCTCTTAAACCCGCTGTGATCAGCGAAAACACGAACACGCGCCGCGCCAGCGTTCTTACTTTTTGGCCGAAATTGTCCATGCGCTTGGAAGCTTCCTCCGCCGCGTCGCTCATGCCGTTTGTTTGGTTTTTGGCCCCGGCAATCTGTCCGGAAAGCTCACCGGCCTTTGCTTTCATGCCGTCCAAATTTCTGGTATCGGAAGCAATGGACTCTCCAATTTTGTCGATTCGGTTGTTCAGCGCCTGAAATTGCTTATCAAGGATCTTGACCTCTTTCTCTTGATCCTTGATTTGAGACTTTGTGTAATAAAACGACGTGCCGTTGCGCATATCTTCTAGCTTTTGCTGTGCCGCATCCAGCGCCGCACCCAACTGCTTAGACTGCTCTACAAGCGGGAGCTGCGCCTGACGCTTGTCGTAGATTTTGCTGTTAAGCTTTTCGATTTTGGCTTCCAGTTTTTTCAGTTCCGCTTGCGCCTGCTTATCGTCGATTTCCGTGCTGAAAACAATAGAGCCGTCAGCTGCCATATGATCACCACGCTTTCGTTAATTTGTGTGGACTTGTTTGTGCAAAAGTGATATAATTTGTGTGCGCACACAAATTATGTTTATGGAGGGGTTATAAAAATGGCAAAACTTGTAAAATGCAAAACCTGCGGCGCTGAAATAGCAAAATCCGCGAAAGTCTGTCCAAAGTGCGGAGCAAAACAGCACGTCGGTGCGTTAAGCGCTTGCTCCATCATCATTGTCATTACGCTTTGTGCCGTTATTGGCATTATGGCAAAGTCTTGCGGCGGCGGTTATACACCGCAAGAAACCAATAATTCCACGGGCGGAGATTCTTCCGCAGCGGAGTTATTGACGATAACCAACGGCAGTTTTACCGCTCAAGTTGAAAAGTGCTTTTCCGCTGACGCTGTGCAGGGCGCTTTTTACATCACAATTAACATCAGCAACACCAGTGACAAAGAATGTATGTATACCCTTGAAGATGTTTACGTTGATGACGAGCACTGCAACACTGGAGCCGGTCTGCCGGTCACCACAGCCGCGGGGAAAAAAGTGACAGGCTCCTTCATCGTTTTCTGCGATACGCCGCTTTCCGATGTGGAAAAGGTAGATTTCTCCCTTGTCGCTTACGACAACAACAGCGTTTCCACAGTGGAAAAAGGCGAATCCGTCACCATTTACCCAAACAAATAAGTTTTCGGAATAGCCGCCCCATTTCGGGGCGGCTTTTTCACACCCATTCCCGAATCTTGTCGTTCTCCCAATCGGTGTATCTATGCTTCAGATCAACAAGGTTCCGGTTGTTCCGGTAAAACTCTCTCTCGCTCTTGTCCAGCGACTTCCCGTTGGCAAGCTTTTGCCGGATGCCCACGATTTGGGCAAACAGACAGTCTCCGATCTCCTGATACGCGCCGATGAATGTCCACCAGTGCAGATATTCCATCAACCGAACTTCCGTACCCATCACGCGGTTTACAGGCGCGACGACCACGGGGAAATCCTGCTGCCAGTCCACCAGTTTCTTGGGCTTCTTGCTGGTTTCTTCTATCTGCCCGCAGTTGATAAACCACATGCATTTTGCAATGGCTTCCTCGTAATCGTCGGCAGGCATGTCCTCAAATCCGGGATAGAAGATATCCAGCACCACCGCCGCCCGCTGCTGGTCATCCAGTTCCACGTCGCCAATGGCTTCCAGAATGTCCAGGATGACCCGAAAATCCGACCGCACCTCGTACTCCTGTCCGTTGATCTCGACGGATGTCGGCAGCGTGTACGTCATCTGTGGTACTTCTTGGTGTACTTGGCGATACGGGGATCAGCGGCTTTCTTTTCCCGCAGCATCGTGGCGTCGATCTCGTCCATGATGGCCAGCATCAGGTTCGCCCAGATGGGCAGGCCATCCGCCAGCGCGTACACATTCAGTGCTCCGAAAAGGCCGGTGCATACGTCAAAACCGAACACATCGTTGACGATTTCCCGCATTTCGCCATCCAGTTTCCGGGCCACGTCAAAAAGCTCTCTTTTGCCAGCGTTTTTCTCTACTTCGGCCTTATAGGATTCCTGCCGCTTATCCAGCGTGTCAAAGGCGTTGAAAAGCTTTTCCACAAACGCGCCGTCTGTGGGGTTGAAAGAGACTTCAACAGAATCGTTCAGCTTATAGGTTTCAACGCCGGTTGTGATTTTCAGTTCCTTCATTTGTCGCGCCTCCTTCGGTCAGTTACTCCGAATCCGCCGTAAACGTCACCACACCGGCAGTCACGGAAGCTGTGCCGGTGGTGCGGGTGCCGCCGTAAGTAACGTCAATGGGCATTCCCACAAAGCCGCCGCCCTCGCCGCCAAGGCTGGAGGGCTTCACCATCGCGCCCTCGTAGCGCTCGGCAAACACAGCCGTCTTTGCGGTGCCTGCGTAGTGGTGGACGATCAGCACGTCCTGATTTGCCAGTGCAGCCGCATCCTGTTTCTTGACGGCCAGCTCCCAGATCTTCGTCAGCGCTTTGTCGCCGCTGTCCAGATCGCAGGGGTCAAAGGTCTGCGTGACAATGGGCTTTTTCATGGTGGTGCGGGTGGTGCCAAGGATGTCCTTGCTGGAATCCTCCTGCCAGTCGTATTCCATGCTGGAGTCCGTCACGCGGGTGCCAAAGGCCGACCACTCCGGCGAAGTGCTGGCGCCGGTGTTCAGATACGCAATCAGAAGCTCGCGGTCAATGGTCTGACCCGCTGTCGTGTTAAAAGTGTTATCAGGCATTTGTTATCACCTCGTAAGTCATTTTCATGAGGATCTGATGATCCTCGTCGCCGTTGTCGTATGCGCCGAACAATGCGGAGCGCGTTGTGGCTTCCACGCGGATCACCCGCGCATCGTCTCCGATGTCCGGCCCGCCATTTGCCGACCAATCCGCCAGACTGTCCAGCAGTTCGTCGGCTTTCAGGCGTTTGTCGTTGCTGTTGCCCGGTTTCAGCCGGTAAATCACCTTGAACTGGTATTCTGCCTGGTGGCCACCAAGGATGTACCGCCGTGTGATGTATGTCCCCTGGATCGTAGAAAGTGCCATTGCGCCCTCGCCGTCAGCGGGAAGAAATTCATACCGGATCACATCCACCGGTTTGTCCGGCCAGGTGTTCAGCCATACCAGCATTGCCCGGGAAATTTTGTCCTCCTCTGCCGCCGAAACCAGCTTTTTCGGTTTGTCATTTGCCATACTTCGCCACCGCCTTTTGCGCCACGCGCACCCATTTTTCAAGGTTCTGCGCCTTGGATGCCTCGCACCAATGCGCCTGCGCGTTCGGGTGCATAGCCTGTGAAAATACCAGATTTCTGTCTGTCAGAACCTTTGTCGCGCCTTTCTTGGCCCACGGGCTCCCCGTGTCGGGGTCGACCATCAACTTGCCGTAGTAAAGGTATCTGGCGTAAGGCCCCGGGTACAAAACGGTGTTGCCGATGGCCCGTGTCCGCTCAGTCAGCGAACCGGTCAGCGCCGGAACATATGGAACCGTGTCGGCCTCCACCTGGACGGCAAGGACATGTTCGGCCTTGTCGCAGGCAAGCGCCAGCTGCCGCCGTACTTCGTCCATGCCCTCGGTGTGTACGCTGAATTTCAGTCCCATTACTTACCTCCAACGGCCCAATGCTTCAGGCTGCCGTAGTCCTTCATATCCACTTTTGTTACCTCGTAGCAATCGTCATGTCCCTTTGCCACAGTCTCGTTGTCCGTGACGAACCGGCCTTTAACGAAAAAGCTTTCTCCGCCGTTGCCGTTGGTGGAAAGTGTCCACAGCCCTGACTTTTCCTCCGCGTTCCAGAAGTCCTGCGGCCCCGCATACCGTTTCTTTTTGCCGGTTGTTGCATCTTTTGCAACAACTGAAAACGGAATATATAGGTTTACCGCGTCGGCTCCTTCCAGTCCGCTGGCCCGCACGTTGGCCGTTTTGGAAGCGGACAGAAGCACACCGTCAAGCACCGTCACATAGAGCTTTGTCGCGTCTTGCATGGTGCCGGTGTCCACCTCGCGGGTCACGTTGTACAGCGTTACCGTGTGGGGGAACATGGACATGATCCGTACCCCCTTGCCTTTAGAAGTCCGTAAGGTGCCAGATACATGGCCGCGATTTCCCGCTTCCTGGCCTCAAGCAGCTGCATGTCGGCGGCAGACACCGTTTTCGTGCCGTAGCTTTTTGACCAGTCGCCCACGGATTCGCTTGCTACAGGTCTTTCGGCGTTAAACGCAACGCTGTTCAGCCGTTCGCCGTCCTGCATCACCTCACAGAGCGCACACACCGCGTTCTGCACGGCGATCATGGCATCGCCGGTGACGTTTCTGGCGCGGTTCATGGTCACATAGTCCACATAGGCCGATGCCCTACCAGCCAGAGCCGGGAAAGCGTCCTCGTCGATGGCCGTGCCGTAGAACTCGGTAGCGTAGTATTCAAAATCTGCGTATACCATGCTTTCCGCCTCCTTTATATCGTTTCCTCCCCACCCGTCAGGTTTCCCATCGGGGCAGGGAGGAGGCGCGCCTACTTGCTGGTGTCGGCTGCGATAAACAGGCCGTTGGGATTGGGCACAACGGGGATAAACACGCCGCTGGCCTTAGTCCACACCGCCACGGGGTCAGGAGTGGCCCACTGGGTAATGGTGATGAACTGATTGGCGCTCTTCTCGTTGTACTGGCCGTAGTCGGCTTCCTCGGGGGTCACGCCCCACAGGCCAACGCCGAAGGAGGAAGATGTGCCGTTGCACAGGAACGCCATCTTGTCCTCGGGGAAAAAGCGCTTGGTGGCCTCGTTGCCGCTGGCGGTCTGGGTCTTGTAGCGCAGATCGTTGGTGGTGATCACGCCAAAGCCAAACAGTTCCGCGAACAGAGAGCGGATTCTCTCAGCAGGAACATAAGTGCCAGCACCCACAGTACCGTAAATCAGCGTCTGAATGCCCTTGTTGGCAGCCAGCTTACGCAGGATCTTGGTGGAGGTCACGATCTCGGTCAGCGCGTTGCCGGATTCAGCGGCGGCGTCTGCCACGGCCATGATCTGGCCCACGATATCGGCATCGGGGCCGAAGTCGATCTTGTAGCCGGTGTTCTTGGTGGGAACGCCGTAGTCCACCTTGAGGTTCAGGTTGTTCTCGTTGATGGTCATCTTGCCGGTGGCCAGAACTTCCATCTTGGCAACTTCGGTGCGGGTCTTGACGGCCTCGGCCATCTGGCGCATGTCGTCAAAGACATAGCGGATGATCTCGTTCTCGTCGCTCACGCCGTTCTCGATCATCAGCCGCACACGCTCGGTCTGGTTGATCTTGCGCTTGATCAGCAGCTTTTCCACCTCGGTCTTTTCAAACACAGGACGGGTGCCGATCTCGGCCTCAGTGTCAAAGGCGTGTACGGTTGCCATCACGGGGATGTTTGCCCCTTCGGCCAGACGCAGGTACTCCGCCTTGAGGTTGGCGGTTTTCTGGTCGGGGAAAATGCGGTCGCCGATGTAAGCGGGCCGCGCAACAGACAGATTCTGTGCAAATTCCAGGCGCTCGGCGCTGGAAATCATGTTCAGGATATCAGGCATGGTTTCTTCCTCCTTACTTAGATGTTAGCAGTCCAAACAGGGTACAGGGTCACGTTGCCGGTCACCTCGACCTCAGTCACAGCAGCGCCGCCCTTGCTGGTGCTCCAGCCGGTCTGCTTGTTGCTGGCCTTAGTCAGCGGGTAACTGGTAGAAACCGGCGCGATGGAACCCTCGAAATAGGTGTTGCCATCCACAGGAGGCGTACCGGTGCCGTCGTTCTTGTCGTAAGTCACGGTATAGCCGCGAGTAATGGCGGGGGTGTCCACAAACACGATGCCCTTACCGGCCAGAGCGGTCTTGGCGGCAGTCTGGAGATTCAGGTTCTCCGCCAGCACGCGGCCAGCCACCAGCACGGAGCCGGGCATATTGCCGCTGGTCACGTCCACGGCCTCAAACACGAGGCCAACAGCGTTGCCGTCGTTGGAGGGATAAGGGGTGCCGGGTGCGACGATCTTATAAATGCCGTCCTGCACGCCCATAGAGGCGGGAATCTCGCGGGTCTTCAGCACCAGACCAACTTCGCTTTCCAGGAAATTAGGCCGCTTGGTGCAGGTCGTATTGGTCACAAAAGACATGGATCAAATCACTCCTTCGTAGTTGTCTGCGCATACTGCGCGTTGAATTGTTTTGCGTACATTGCGCCCAAACCTTCCGCTTTCAGTGCGCCGCCGGTACCGACGGGCTTTGCAAACGTGGGTGCGGGCTTGCCGGTCTGAAACGCGCTGGGGTCTGCGTCCATCTGAGCCTTGTGCCATTCGTCAAAGCCCTCAAACACGCCGTTTTCCAGCTTTAGACCCTTGGTTTTCAGGTCTGCGATATAGGCACGTTCCGCCGCCTTGGAACTGAATTTGATGCCCTTGTCGTTGATGACCTTGTTGATCGCGTCGGAATAGTCCCTGTCGGCGATCTGGGCCTTATACTCGGCTGTTTCCTTGGTGTACTTACCTTGCAGCTCCTCCAACTGCTTGCGGATGCCCTCCGCGTCGCCGCTGGATTTCTTCAGCTCCTCGATGTCCTTGTCGCGGTCAGCCAGATTCTTCTGCGCCGCCGCCAAGTCCTCCTTGGCCTGATCCGCTTTCTGCTTCTCGCGGCCAATGTCCCGGCTGTTTTCGTCGAGGATTTTGTCCACAACTTCCTTTTCCAGCCCCAGACCTTCCAAAAAATCGCGTTTCATGTCTGCTCCTTCGCCACTTCGCTTTTTTCGCGTGGGTCGCCTCCACTGTGGCCCCGTAGTTTTGCGACTTCGGGCCGGTCAAAAATTTTGAAAAAAAGAAAGAGGGGCTAACCAACTACAAACTGTAGTCAGTTAGCCCCTCTCGGCTCTTCTCACTCACCGCTTAGAGCGAGGTCGAATATTTGTTTGATTTATTATACCATACCACGCAACCGATGGCAAGCGCTTATTGCTTCGTTTTGCCTTTGTTCACGTCCACATTCTCGCGCCGGATATGTATCACCCGCACCTCGTCTTTGGTGGGGATCAATTCCACCCGGTCGCCTTTCTTCAAAACGCTGTTGATAGCCTGCAAAATGTCACTATTTGCGCTCAACACCGCGTTTTCGCTCATGCAAGCACCTCAATGCTTTCAATATCGTCCGGATAAAAGGACTTGATTTCTCCGCTATCGAGTTCAACATCTATGCAGTCCTGTGCGCTTTCTATCTCGTTAGCGTCAAAAACCGCAACAACATTCCCGATAAGCTCAGCTCCGTTTATCGCTTTAAGCTTTATGCGGGGCAGCTCATTGGCATAATCCCAAATATTAACCATGTTGATCCTCCTTTGGAATCGTCGGAACGATGTGTGTCCCCTTTTTTGCGTACACAATTATGGCGCGTTTTGTGCTGTGGAAAGCATTGTTTTTGTAGTATTGCCCGATCACCTTATCCACGTTCCTATACTCTCTGATTTCTATTGGGGCGTCTTTCGGCGTCTTAATGGTCACAGTTCCCGTGCAGGCGTATTTATCAACGATTTCTTGTGCTTCCTTTACGGTGATCGTTAAGATGCTTTGCGGAGTCTTACCCTTTGCAAGTCTTTGCGCCTTATACCGCTCAAACTCCGCCGTTCCTTCGATATGGCGTGCTTGCACCTGTGGCCTGATTGCTGTGGATATCTCGCCGTTGGCGATCTTCTCTTTCAGTATAGCGATATTCTTTTCGTTTTGCAACGCTGCCTGTGCGGCTTCTGCTTGCCGCTGCGCCTTAAGCGCTTGAGCGGCGGCAGTGCTTTTTGTATCGCCATAAAGCACCTTCAACCGCTCCGGTTGTTCCGGCAGCCCCGCCGCCTTGCTGAATTCCTTGTATTTGGCGTTCAGGCGGCGCAGCTTGATGTTGGCGGCGGTCTCGTCATCTTTCAGCCCAGCGGCCTTGTAAGCGTCTCTAAGGCGCTTCTGCTTGCGTATCTGGTGCTCTATGCTGCGCTGCATTTGCGTGGCTGTGTACCCGTCGTACTCCTTGCCATCAAACACAAACTTGCGGTTCTCGCCCTTCATGGCGTCAAGGTCGGCCTGTGAATAGGTCGGCTCACTGATGCCCTCCACAAACGGATAAAAGGTGTGTCGGCAGTTCCATCCGCCCAGACCAGCGCCCTGGCCGTATCCGGTGGTAGCAACAAAATCCTTGTACTCGCCCTTTGAATCTCCGGGTTTCTCAGCCCACCGATACACGCCGCCTTGCCAACTCTCATGGTTTTCCAGCCCGTTTCCCGTGTTTCGCGCCCCGATATGAGCGCTTACTTCCACAAGATCGGTCTCCAGATATTCGGCAGATTGCTCCGCATACTTTTGATTGAGAGCGTTCACGCCAGACATAACGGCCCGTCTCGCCGCCACGTCTACCTGATCCCGGTGCCCACTCTCGTAGTCCACCGTTTTCAAGCCGCTGTCCGCCAGCTGCTTCACGGCATTGGATATCGCCTGATTGTAGGAAATCGCGCCGCTCTGCACCTGCATAAGCGCGGAATCGCAGCACCATTGGTACGCTTTGGCAGGCGGCAGCATCGTCCGGCCATTGTCCACCAAAAAGCCCATGCTGCGGGTGATGTTCCGGCACTCTTGCTTTGTCTGTGCGTAGATCGCCGCAATAGCCGCCGCGTCCACCAGCACGTCAGGCCGCGTCACATCCGCCAACGTAATAAGCTCGGTGTAATACGCCTGATTCCGTGCCACTACATCGTCCAGCAACTTCTTGAGCTTCTGCTCACTGATGCCCGTGGTCTTGCGTATGGCTTTCTCGATCTCCTTCGGGTCAATGCCGTGCGCCCGAAGCGCCTTGATGTCCTGCACCGTGACCTCGTTCAGCTCGTCCGAAGTCTTGAGCCGGGAGCATATCTCCATCAACAGGGTATCTTCCAGCCCGCGATACAACTCCGCCAGTTCCTCCGGCAGCGCATCTAAAGTAGCGGGGTCGAACGGGTATCTGTTCATTTTATGGCTCCCAAAAACACCCAATCTGGATTTTCAGCAGTCCCGATGTTTATCCAAAGCGAACCGTGGCTTTCTTCCCAAGGATAACCCATCACTCCACCTCCCGCTGCGTCTCTTCCACAACGTCCTGCATCCTTGGCAGCGCCGCCTTTGCGGTTTCCTCATCTTCATTCATGTACTTCGCCCGCAGCTCCCAATCGTTGACAATGCCAGCACTCAAAAGCTGCAAGTCTCGTGCGAATTCCTTGTCCTTGGTTTCTTGATCGTCAAGAATGCTGTCGCCCCAATCGTAAGTGACTTCATACTCACCATCCGCAGCCAGCCCGTACAGCGTGGCATATGTGTTCATTGCGTAGATCAGCGCGTCGAACGTATGTTCAAGCGCCGTCTGAATACTGCTGATCAGCACATACTTGCGCTGCTTGCTGCTTCTGATTTCTGTCGCCGTCTTTTCCACCGTTTGGGGGTCGGAAATGTCGCCATAAGACAGGCCCACATTGAACTCAATGCGCCGTAGAACGTCTTGGAAACCCTTGTAAACCGCGTCATTTCGCAGTTCCGGATTGAGGAACTGGTAGAAATCGCCGTCAGCCGTAAAAGCGCCAATCTCAAACAGACGCTTGTCAAACATGTCCGCCGTGCTTGTGTTGCCGTCCATCAGCACCTTGCGCTCACCGGACTTGAACTCCCACCGCAGACGCTCCCACTGTTCATCCGCCTGCTTGATCAGTTCCACCGTCGCCGCGTCGCCATAGATGGACATACCGCACAGGCTGTTAGTGTCCGCTATGTTGGCGATGGGCGGCTTGAAATAGGCAAACAGCGGCCCATCCATGTTCTGGATGGTCACCTCTTCCTGAATATCCGCCCATTCCGGCGCCACATCCAGCGGCGCAGGCGCACCAACAGAGCCGGTAGAATCGCTGTAATATGCCTTGTTCTTGATGGTGTAAGTGGTATCGGTCAGGTCGTGGGACTCCAATCGAACATAGTACTTCCCGTTGACCTTCACAGGCTTGTCGCGAAATACGCCGCCGATGCATCTGCCCGTCGGGTCAAACTTTGTGGGCTGAAATCCTGCCGCGCCGGTCATGTCCACCAGCAGTTTATCGCCGTAGATGTAAGGCTTCAAGGCCACGCCACCCAGCGCAAGCCCCAGCTCCAGCGCCTTGCCGAAATTCTCCTTCGCCAACTGAAAACCGTCATTCAGGTAATCCGCACGCTGACTCCCCGTAATGTTGGCCGTGAACTCCACCAGCGTGGGCCGTGTTACCTCTCGGCAGATGGCGGCGGGCAAACCCACCGCTTTCACGTTGCAGTCCTGCCAAGGCGGCGTGTTTACCATCATGGCGTACCACAGCGCAATATACTTTTCCATCGTCATGCTGACGGCGGGAGATACGCCAAATTCCCGCTCGGCTGCCGCCTGCGGGAATAGTGCGCGTCTTACGGTGTTCATAAAGTTGCCCCAAAAACTCATCTTAACTCTCTCCTAAGTACAGTTTGGCAAAAATAGCGTGTGGCATCACACACGTGATCATTCTCTTTAATTACCTTGTCCTCTGCCGCTTCAGAATCCCAGCTGTAAAGTCCGAATTCCTCAAATGCATGTACACAACTTTCGTGAAACTTTATCTTTCCGGCTTTCATCAATGCACCCGTCAGTCGAATACCGTCCAACACCGCGTTATTGGCGTTCCACACAGAAAACTTACCATGTCGCCGTATGCACTCCGCAAACGATGCGGCGCTGGGGTCAATAATGATCCGCTCGATCTTGTCCCCATCCGCAAAGGCTTCCAGGTCTTGATAATATTCCTCGTCCGTCTTTTGCCGGTTTGTCTCGCGCCCGCTGTGATAGTATTCCTTTTCCATCACAGCTTCGCCCTTGTGCACACGCCACAGGCCAAACACCGTGGGATTTTGCGTGCCGTAGTCGCAGCTAATATAATACGTCCCCGGCCCACCCCGTTCGCTGGTCACATTGACCTCGCGGGAGAACATGGGGTAAACAAGGCCCTCGGCGATCACCCACAGCCCCCGGATATACCGGTCGTAGAACACACCGGAGTACATCGCCTTTGTCCGTTCTATCATCTGCGGCGTCAACACGGGGTTATCGTCCAGCAAAAAGTGAATATGCTGCGTATTCTTCCGCGGTGCTTTGATCCACTCCTGATAAAACCAATGGTTTGGGCTTTCGGGGTTGCAGTTGAAAAAGTACTTGGGGTGTTCAAACGAAATCGCGCGAGAAAGCGCTTGCTCGACGAACGACCGCGGCATCAATGCCACTTCGTCAAACAGTACTCCGGCCAGCGTGATACCCTGAATCAACATGTACGAACTTTCATCTTTTCCTCCGAAAAGATAAAACCAGTTCGTCACGTTTCCACACCGAACCGTCAGCACACGCGTGGAAACCTTATAGCTCATCGACAGCGCCGCGCCCAGCCCCTCTATTTCCATCAACGGCTTTAAGATGTTGCGTTCCGCCGACTGCACCGTCTTTCCGCAAATAGCAAAGTTGGTGCGGTCGTAGTTCTTCATGGCCCAAGCAACAAACGCAAGCGTCATGATTGTTGTCTTGCCGGATCGGACGGAGCCATCACACACAAGAGCCAGATCGTCAGATTCCGTAAATCCAAATATGGCCTTTTGCTTCCGCGAAAGCTGTTTAAGTTGCATCGCTGCCGCCCTTTATTGCAGAAATCAAAGCCGCAAACGCAGCAGGATCGCCGCGCCTTTCCTCGCCGGAGTTCCATCCAAAATTACAACCCAAACTAAATTTTGCACCGTTTGCCCCGTCCTTGTCATAAAGGCGAGATTCAGCGTATTCTTCACATCTGGCCTTTGCTCGCGTAACCGTGTCCGCGAATTCTGGCCTTGCCTGATAATCCAGCAGCGCTTGTCTGCCTGTAAATCCAAGTGCTAACGCAAGTCCCGTTATCGTCGGCGGCTTTACGTTAATGATAATCGGTATGCCGTACTTATCTCGCACAGCACAACCGTCATCGCCGATAAACGGCTCACCCTCACACTCTTTGAAGTAAGCGTCAATCGCCTTTTGCATCGCGCTTACGCTTTTCCATTTTCTTGGCGCTCCTGCCGGCATACGCTCACCTCGCCTTCCTGGATCGTATTTTCAATCTTGTTTATACCGTTGTATTAAGCTCATAAACCCAACGTAAAACTCACCAGTTTTACCGTTCACGATACAGGTAACACAATCTTTTCCCACACGGAGAAGCTCCTAATACACGTTTTCTGGAATACAGCAAAATCTTTTCACGGAGCACGTTTCGCACTTTGGGCACCTCTGCACTTCTTGTATTACGCCATATAACGGCACTGTCTTGTTGAGTTCTTTAATAAAAACATCGCAAAATCCAAAAGATTCAGCGCTTTTTATTCGCATCTTTTTCTCCCGTCGTCGCCTGTCGGCACCAAACTTTGGAAACAACGAAAGTCATCACAGTATCCGCAGGTATCGGCAATGTCCTGGTGTTCTTTGTCCTTATGTAGCTTACAGCCAATAGGACCAGCGGTTACACGTTTACCGTCAACTACAACCGTACCGTGCTTGGCGTAGGTGCAGAAGTCACAGCATGGTGTGCAGTCTTTTCCGCAAAGTGTCATTCTCCGTTCCTCCCCTTGCACTCCTTCCCCTTCATTGCAGTTCGATAAAATCAAATCTGTCGTAAATGTTCGGGTAGAAGATACCGACCCAGAAGTTCCGCTGGACTTTTCTGTAGTAAGCAAGATCTTTATTCCACGACTCAATGTCTTCCATCAGATCACGTTTACCAAGATCGTTGTCATTGTCGTAAACGTCATTTTCATATTGATAAACCAAGGAGTCGTATTGGGCATAACACCGCGCAATCTGAGCATCGGGTGCAACATTGTTGGCAATAATAATGATAAGCATAACTACAGCAGCTACAAAGCTGGTGAGACCGATTCCCAGCCAAACCGGAAACAGGTCATCAAACAAGCATCCGAGCACAATTGCGGCAACCGTTAAAATAACAGCAATCCAAAAGATCATTTTCAGCCCCCCTTACGACGCTCTATCCATCATCGCCACGACACCACGGCTCTCCAGAATGTTGTGAATCATCAAACGGCCCTTTTGTGTCCACTGGGTGGAAAGCTTTGTATCAGGCCTACCGTCAGAGTGATTGAACTTGATCGTCTTGCTCTTGGTGTAGCCCTTGTTCATGTGCTTCTTGTAAAGCAGCCATTGGCCGTTGACCTTGTGCTGGATTCCTTCGTCACGGAGGATCTTATTCAGCTGCTGGGCGCTCATGCCGTAGTCGGCGGCGATCTGAGAAGTCGCCAGCGCGTCCGTGCTTTCCAGAATGGTGTCCACATACTGGCGGATAGGCTCAAACTCTGCGATCATTTGCGCTTGGCGTTCGTTCTCCGCAACGAGTGCCAGGCGCTTTTCTTCTGCATCAGCCAGAGCACGGAGCGCGGAAGGATAGTCCTTCGGCAGCGAATAGCCGCCGGTCTTGCGGATCGTAGGCAAAACATCCTTTGTCACCCAATCGGTGAACTTTTCCGCCGCTGGCAGCTTTGAACTAAACACCAGCCTGTACAAATCGCTTTCGGGAATAAATGCCGTATCTTGCTCTCTACCCAAAGAATCGGTGAGGCGGCGTTTCACCGCCCCACGGCAGTGTGTAGAAACTGCATCTTTCGGGCTCTTGTAACCAAGTGCTTTGGCAACATCGTTCCCGCAGAAAAGAACGCCTCCGTCCTCTTCCATCGTGCGAATCTCGCCAAACTCCGGATTGTTGAAAATCATCAGTTCGTTCATGTGCATCCCTGCCTTTATATAAAAATTTAAAGTGTGAACATCGTTATGCTGCCTTTTTTATATTCAGGGAAGCGGCCAAAAGGCAGGAAATGGCCGCTTTTCACCCCGTCGGGCTATCCCTGATATGCTGTGCAAGCCGCCTTTTACGCCGGACGGGCGGCACGTCTATTGGCAACCGTGTTATTTTTAGCCGCTCAATACACGGATAAAGCGGCAATGGTGCGTTTTCTTTCGGCTCTCGCCTATCCGCCTTGAGGAATACGCACAACCCTTCGGAACTTCACGGCAAACGCATGGCGGAGCGCCTGCCGCTTCAATGTTCTGGCACACTTTCAGACGGGACGCTATGCCACTTGCCCACGGTAGTGCCGCACCACTTTTTTCGTCGCGGTTTCCGTCTCTACAGGCTCCGCATTGCCCAGCCGTTTTCTAAGTGTCGGCACACTCCACCGTTTCCTGTCAAGCTTCACTCCTTGGTGCCGGATGGGAGGTGCGACCTCTCGCCCCTGATCGTGGGGTAGCTCACGCAGTCCGGCAGATACCCGTCATATACCGCTGGCGGGTAAGCGGTCGAAAGGAAAACGATACCGTGAAAGCCGGTATTGAGGCATTGGCAGGACTCGAACCTGCAACGACCATCGACGGCGTTTCCCCGCCGTGCGCTCTTCCCCATTGAGCTACAATGCCGTGTGTGCCCGCCGCCGTGCAACGACGGTCCACAGAAAGGAGAATGAAAAATGAATGCAAGCAAGATGATGAATAGGAGGTGTCATGGGGTATGCACGTCCCCATGACTATTGTACCACACTTTTCGCAACGTTCATAGTGCAAAAACGCGGATTTTCTAAAGTAGTTATTCTAATTTAGAACTTTTCAAACCTCCTCGAAGTATTTCACATCTCCAATGCTGCAAACGTAAATCTGCCCTTCGTGATATTCGCTATGTCCGGCTATCTGTGGATTGTAGAACACCGTCGCATTGCCGATGTCGGTAAACATATCGCCGTATACAAACACCTTACAAAAGGCATTTAATGCCGCGTCAGACACCCAGCTTGCCGGGGTAGTATACTGATACTCCCTGCATACGTCCTCCGGCGTGTAGCGGTTCCTGTGGCGGTTGCAGGCGTTGAATAAGGCTTGTACAATTCCACGGCACTGGTCGGTGTCGTTTCCCGCCTCTGCTGTGACGGTCTGAAGTACCTTTGTCACGTTGTAGCCGAAGGTCTCAATCTCGCGGTCTGTTCCGATGGCGGCAATTACCGCCTCCGCGCTCTTCTCCGCTTCGTCGGGGTCTTCGTATGCTTCTTCGTGCGGGCCGCCCTCGATCACCAGGATCGTGCGTTCTTCCCGCTCTGGCTCCTTTGCAAAAAAACCGGTCAGCACGAGCAATGCCGCCGCAAGTAGAAGTAACACGCACCCGGCGGCAATAATGCGGTCATTTGTCGTTGGGTTTCGTCGTTTTATTTGGCTTCACCTCCTACTCTTTTCCCGCATACTGGACAATGCAGCAACTCTAATCCATCGTCCATTTGTGCAATTTCAAAAGACGCCCCACAATGCGGGCACTTTGTTGCGCAACCGTTAAAAATCCACTTTTGCGCAGCTTGTTTGCCGATCCCACCGCTGGAAATATCTCTCCTTCCGTAGGAGCAAAAGTCATCAGGCTCACGCCATTGCCACGCGTCTTTATTCATGTTCCCATCCGAGTAGATTTTCTGGCAGGCCCCCAATTGATATCGCCTGCATTGCATGCATCGAACAACCTCGACCACGTCAGCCGGAAACATATCCGCCAGCGCACGCTTGGCATCCGTCATGGTAGCCGTTGGCTTTGTCACTTCCAGATGGGTCAGCCGTGCAATCGCTGCGGACTGGTCAATGTATTTCGCCATCACTCTACCTCCTGACTCCAGAACTCACGGCGGCAATCAGCGCAAATCTTTGGCGTTATTGTAGTTGGGCATTTTTCTCCGCTATACATACGATATGCCTTAGATAATACTGCGGGACAAATAGCAACGATGCTTTCTTCGTCGAGTTTAGCATCCGGCCACTGCTCCAAAAACACGCTCTGCCGTGTCTTGCGGGGATGCGCGGCAGCCCATTTCTCGGTGTTCTTCACGATTTGCTCGGCATCCACGCCCCACACCTCGCTCATAGTACCGCACATCCGGTTCCGCTCCTCGATAAACTTAACCGCATCCATAGCCGCCCTCCAATTTCATAAAGCATCCCCAGAAGGTTTGCGATTTCTTTCCGCTGTGGTGCCCGAAAAGAGGCTTTTGTCCGAGCGCTTTCCACACTTCTCCCGCAGGTATCTGCGTTTCGGCCCATTTGAAAACAAGTACACCATCCGGCTTGAGAACGCGCATACACTCTTGGAACCCATCATGCAGCATTTCCGGCCAGTTTTCTCCAAGCTGTCCGTATTTTTTCCTCATCCATGCGTTTTCGCCTATGCGGCGCAGGTGTGGCGGGTCAAAAACAACGAGAGAGAACGTGTTTTCCGGAAACGGGAGATCCGTAAAATCGCACTGAATGTCCGGGTGAATGATGCATTTTCGCTCAGAATCATGCTTGGTGCTTGACCAGACCGCAGAACATTCTTCATCGCGGACATCGCAGTACACCGCCGCCGGATGCTGTTTATCAAACCATATCGTTCTTGACCCACACGTCACGTCAAGTATTTTCTTTTCCATTTTTCTTCTCCTCGATCCGCCCCGCCAGCCGCTCCAGCTTGTACCAGCGGAATCCTTCCACCTGTCCCGCGCAGTCGAACAGCATCACCATTTGCTGAAGCATGATCTCCACGTCGGCGATCTCCTCTGCAATGTGGGTGCGCGTATCGTCCTCCACACGCCCGCGCAGGAATTTGCACAGCACGTCCTGCAACTCTGCCATCTCCTCGAAAACCATTGTGATCTGCACCGCTTCGCCAAACGTATCCAGCGCCGCACGGCAGATTTCGTCACCGTCCGGGGCTTCGGCGGTCGCTGCGTAGGGGCTGGCGTCCTCGACAGCCCTTGCCTCTCCTGTGTAAGGGGAGGTGGCACCGAAGGTGACGGAGGGGTTGTTATTCGCTTTCTGCAAATAATATTCTTTCACACATTCGACACACGGTTCATTTTCGTAATTTCCGTCGTTTTTCGGCTGGTGCTTCATGTGCAGTTTCGTCGGTACATCGTCGCAAAGCCAATAATCAACTCTTCCCCACGCCACAAGGTCAGTAGCCATTTCATGCAGAGCAGATTTCAGCGCCTCTATTTCCCACTGCTGGTTCTCAATCAGATCAGCAGCGGCCGGAGCCAATATTTCACGACACGGTTCACGGCTTATCTCGTTCATTGGGCAATCTTCTTTGCAGTCTCGCCCCGGTTCTGCACAGCACCGCAGCGCGGTCACGATTTCATCTCGTGTCATATGCTTCCTCCCCTCCAAATCACAACCATACTGGGAAACGGCGCAGGTCCCATAGGCTGACCGTCCAGTTCAAAGTTCAGTCTGCCGCGTAGAAAGCGTATTTCAGCGTTGCCCAATATGTAATCATGGAAACTGGCACGGTCTGTTCGGGCGGGGATCAGCAGTACCACCGTTGTTCCCGGCTTCTGTGCTTCCGCGTAGCATTTTTCCGTCCATAGCCCTGTCTCTTTGTTGCCATACGGCGGGTTGCAGAACACCGTTTCACCCCCCCCAGTTTTGCCGCAAGCCGTTTTCTTTCTCTGTGAAGTACCTCTCGCACTTGTGGTTCTCGTCGATGGCGGCGGCATCCAGCGTAAAATGGAATTCCGCGTCCAGCTCGTCAAACAACCTTTGCGGCGTCTCCCAGTAGTTTTTGTCGCTGGAAAACATAGTTTCTGTGTTCACGCCACTTCCTCCTCTCAGTATTTCACTCCAATGTAGTCCAGCACCCGCGCATAGCCCAGCCCGTCCTTGGTGGGCTTCCACAGACCGTCCGTGTCGAACGCCCCGCCGCCGATGCAAAAACGGTAATGTTTTGGGTGCGTTTCTTTCATCCGTTGGAATCGGTTGACGCCTTTTTCCAAGTGCGCCCCAAATCCGCAGAACATACAGCCCGTGCGCTGGCACCCCGTGCAATGCAACGGGCAGTCCACCAACGTAGTGTCGTAGTCGTTCTCGCCGTCGCTGGCTACGATGTCGCCGTATACGCCGCAATAGGGTATCTGGCGGTCAACAAGAAAGTGAAGCACGTCCTGCTCCGTCCAGAAACTCATAGGCTTGCCTATAGGCCGTTTGCCCTCAAACGCATTGCAGCCAGTCACCATCCACCTCTGCATCCGCTGCCGTCCTTCGGTAGCCATCGTCGCCACCATCGGCTTTTCGTGGGCTTTTCTCTCGTAGGCGTGTGCGGTGCTTTTCTTCATGACCCGGCAGCACTCCGAGGAGATCTGAAACGGTGCATCTAACAGAAACGACCAGTTGTCGCAGTTCCAGACGCTCTTGTTCCCGGCCTTGTCCAGCATCTCGCCCCGTAACCTTGCCATCCTACTTTCGTTTTTGCTCTTGCGGGCCAGCCACACGCAGTTGGCCACCTCTTTGCTCACGATGCTGTACCCGTACTTCGTCACCACCTGCGTGATGTTCATTTTTGGTCGCAGGCGCACCAGATTCACGGTGATGTGCGGGAACTCCTTCCGCAGCCAGTCGGCGTACTCGTTGACAAACCGCTGGATTTCTGGATATTCCAGCCCCGTGTTCACAAACACCAGATTCAGCGGCCACGGCGGCGTCCGGAAGCTTGCCAGATACCGCGCCGTCAGATACGCCAGTACGGTGGAATCCTTGCCGCCGCTGAACGAGACGTAGCACTGCCCGCCCCACGCAGTATACCACTGGTCGATCTTCTCCCACGAGGTGACAATCTTATCTTCCAGCGGCAGCGCCAGCAGGGTTTTGGCCCGCTCCGGCGCTATCGGGTCATTGGTGTAGATCATATTTGAGCATATCCTTGATATGCCGCCGACGGATACGGCCATCGTTGATCTCCTGCGCGATCTGCGTCAGACACTCGTATAGATACGCAATGCTCTGCGTGTCCCGACAGTCCTCAGTCTGCTCCTGCACATGCCAGCCGCACTTGTCCATCAGCACCATCGCCACCATGTCCATGCACTCCTGCGTACCTTTCAGGCGCCCTTGCTGTATCAGCCGCTCATCGCGGGATAGATGTTGCTTACCCATTACTCAGCCTCCACCAGCTTGCCGTCCACCAGCTTGTACCAAGTGTCTGCCTTGATGTCCACGCCGTCTACGACAAACGCCTGCCATTCCTTGATGCCCCAATCGTCCGTGTTTTCCTCACAGATCAGCAGCACAGCACCAAAACCACCCTTAATTTTCACGCCGTTGCCGCGAACAAGGCCGCAGCCATTCTCGCCGACGGAAACAGAGCCTCTCGATGTGGCTGCGCCGCTGTTGCCTGCCGTGGCTGCGCCGCTGTTGCCTGCCGTGGCTACGCCTCTGTCGCCTGCCGTGGCTGCGCCGCTGTAGCCTGCCGTGGCTGCG